CAGCCACTCCACCGACGTGGGGTAGCCGTAGCCGTCGCGCTGGGTGATCAGCCCGTACGCGTTCCCGTGCAGCGCGAGGGACACCATGGCGGTGAACAGCCAGTCGTACAGGCCGCCATACGCCGACGGCTCGGAGAGGAGCTGGCCGGGGGGCATCTTCACCTTGCGCGTGCCGGTGTCCCGGTACTGCTGCAGGGGGAGCTTGGCCACGCCGTCGGCGAGGACACGCACACAGGCGTAGACGGGGGCGAGGCGCAGCGCGCCGTCCTGGCCCGTAACGCCAGAACGGGATGGATGAATTGGGCCCCCGACATCAAACCGCCAGTATGGGTTCTAAATTGTCCCACGGCCTCCAGGGCACGCCACCGATGGCTCTAACCTCGGTGTTTATCCTGTCAACCAGGGACATGGGCTGTCACCCCCAACCCCTATAATGAGATTCATGCCTAGAACCACACCGGATCTGACAGGACAGCGTTTCGGGCGGCTGATCGTGCTGGCGCGCGACTATGACCACCCAGGGAGACATGCGTACTGGGACTGCCAATGTGACTGCGGCCGCAGGAAGTCCATCACCAGCGACGGGCTGCGCTCGGGCTTCACGCGAAGCTGCGGCTGCCTCAAGCGCGAGGTGGTGATAGCCCGCTCAACCAAGCACGGGCTGGTGACCCGCAAGGGGCGGACTCCGACCTACAACAGCTGGCACAACATGATCGGCCGGGCCACCAACCCAGGTCACCCCCGCTACGCCGACTGGGGCGGTCGCGGTATTACGGTCTGCGAGCGCTGGCGCGAATACCCGAACTTCCTCGCTGACATGGGCGAGAAGCCACCTGGCACCACGCTTGAGCGCATCGACAACGACGGGAACTATGAGCCGGGTAACTGCCGGTGGGCTACGCACGCTCAGCAGGCCCGCAACAAGCGCAGCACGAAGCTGACTCCGGAGAAGGTGCGGGATATCCAGCGGCTCTACGCGCAGGGGCTGCCGATCACTGACATTGCTTCCGAGACCGGTATCAAGCGGCACACCGTGGGCAGCGTCTGCATTGTCATAGATGCACTGTCGGCCAGCCAGGACTAGCGCGGGACCGACGGCCCGCTAGGCGTGGCCCGGCCAGCACGCCACCCCTGGCGGACAGCGACGAACGACCAGGCCGCGGCCAGCCACAGCACGCCGAACGCCTTCGCCACCAGCCAGCCCACAGCGAACAGGACGGCGGCGATGAGGGTCAGGAGGGTGCGGCCGAAGTGGACCTGCCGCGCCTGGGCGGTGATCTCATCCAGCGGGATGCGCTCAGCCAGGGTCGTCATCCGATGCTCCTCAGCAGGTCATAGGGAGCCAGCCTCGGCCGCCCGAACTTGTTCGCACCCCACAACGCCAGCGTGACGGACACCAGCGGGCCGATGTCCACGGCGGCGTTACGCCGATCCCACGCCTCCCCATCGCCGAGCGTCCGGATCAGCGCACCCGCCAGGCCAGCGTTCAGCGGCTCCTGATCCAGGTGCCGCAGATCGCTTTCGGCGACGGCGTTGCGGAACTGGCCGAACGCCTGCGCCGCATCACGGGGCCCGAACGGCTTGACCACCTCGACGCCGGCCTTCTCCAGCTCCTCGATCAGCGCACCCGCGTGCGAGGTGGGATCGACGACGACGGCGCACGGCCGCCACCGCTGCCACAGTTCCAGCATGCGCGGCACAACCCACGCGGTGCCCTCGTGGTGGTCAACCACCTCAACATGGGAGTGGCCGTCGGGGCGGACACCGGCGGTGCCGATCGCGGCCATCAGCCGGTGCGGCGTCACCTTCGTCACCTCAAGACCGAACGCCACCGGGTCACGCGCCGCAGAACCCCGGTCAACTAGCCCAGACCACGGTTCTTTAGCGATAACTGCCCAGGCGTTCAGCAGATCGACCGGATAGTGGCCGATCCCGAGCCGTTCTGTGGCGAACGCTGGCGCCGACAGTGCGGCGTGCTCGCGCCACAGATAGTCCTCGCTGATGCGGATCCCCATGCCCGGGTTGGCTTTCGCCCACGTGTCCGGGCTGCCCGGGTCGTCATCCTCACCAGCGGACCATTCGAAGAACGCGAGGGACTCGTCGCCGCCGCGGACGCCACGTTCGCGGATGCGGCCCAGCTGGACGGACATCTCGTTACCGGCGGTGGAGGTGTACCAGATCTGCGGGTTCGGCCTCGCGGACAGCGTGGGCAGCAGCGCGGCCATCGCGGCATCGCCGAGCTCGTACGCTTCGTCAAGGATGACGACGTCGGCGGCGAATCCGCGGCCGGACCCGGCGGAACGGGCGACGAACCGGAGCCGCTGCCCCGACTTCAGCTCGATCATCTCGGAGCCGTTGGCGGTGCGGATCCGCTTCACATGCCGTTCGAACTGCCGGTTGTCCTGCACCAGCGCCGCGATGCGCCGGAACGCGTCGCTTGCGGTCTTGAACTCGTGAGCTGAGTGGAGGAGGAGCTGCTCGCCGAACAGGAACAGGCCCGCCAGTTCCCGCGCCTCAAGGATGGCGCCTTTGCCGTTCTGGCGGGAGACGATGACGCCGACCTCGAACGCGGCCCATTTCCCGTCGGCGCGTTCGCCGAGGGACTGGTCAAGGACGAACGCCTGCCACGGGTCCAGGACCAGCCCAGCGGACGCGGCGAGGTCCACCGCCTCCTGTCCAGCCGAGGACAGTGCTGGGGGGACGGAGCAGATGCGGGGGGTCTGGTCACCCCGCCTGGCGGGCGGCGCGTCGAGCACGGAGCTGGTCAACGATGTCCTCCGCCTCGGGGATGTCCGGGTCGAGCTTCAGCCGCTTACGCGCAAGAGGTGTCATGCCGAAGTCGGCCTCAGCGCGGGTGATGATCCCGTCGAGGTGGATCAGGTAGGCGACGAGCGGGTTCAGCGACGGCTGCCCCATCGACCCTTTGACGAGGCGGGCTTCGCGGACGACTTTCGCGGCGCGGTCGTACTCGTCGGCGGCCTGGATCCACCGGACCAGCCGCGGCAGGTCCGAGTCGGGGTCCACGACCTGTGCCGCCTGGGACTCCCAGAACTGGCGCCAACGGGCACGCGACGATGCCAGCAGCCCGGCTGGTGGCTTAGGCGGTGAAGTCATGCGGCTCGCCGGTGGCTTCAAGGATGGGCTTGGTGCCGGTGTGCTCCTGGTAGCGGCGGCAGATCACATCGCAGTAGCCAGGGTCTAGCTCCATCAGGCAGGACACGCGACTGGTTCGGTGGGCGGCGATGAGAGTGGAGCCAGAGCCCGCGAACAGGTCAGCGACTAGGCCAGCGGGCTTGACCCAGCGGTCCATGATGTCAACGAGGAGCTTCGCGGGCTTCTGTGTCGGATGCACGCGGTCGCTCGCCTCCGCGCCGAACGCGCCGTACCAGAAGTGGCGTAGCAGGTCGCGCTTGTGCTTCTGCTTCGACCAGATCAGTTCAAAGCCCGAGCCGATGCCGTTGTCGGCCCCTTCGCCGCGCTTGTCCCAGACAAGCCAGGAGCCGTCAGTGTCGTGCTCGCTGAGGGTGCGGCGGTAGTAGTCGGCACCGAACCAGAACTGCTCTGCAACGCCAGCGAAGTAGCTGGCGAGGAAGCCTGCGTCGAATGGCTCATCATCGCCGATGACTGGGCGGTAGGTCTTGGCGGGGCGGTCCTTGAGCAGGCCACGGTCCGACCCCCGGGGTCGGACCGTATAGTCAGTGTCCAGGTTCATGCCGTACGGCGGATCGGTCAGCACCGCATCCACGCCTGCGCCAGCGAGCAGGCGGTCGAGCGCCTCGGGCGTCTGAGCGTTCCCGCACAACAGCCGGTGCGGGCCGAGCAGCCACACGTCGCCCAGCACTGTGACCGGCTCCGCAGGCGGCTCTGGCGCGTCGTCTGGGTCGTTCTGCCCCGGCTGTGGCCCAGTGCCGTTCAGGAGTGCGTTCAGGTCCGCCTCAGTGAACGACGCCGCCTCAAGCAGCTCCGGGTCGAACGCATGCACCTCAGCCGCCATCGCCGCCAAGTCGCCCACGTCGAACGAGCCGAGCGCCGACGTCCGGTTGTCCGCCAGCGCGTACGCCTTCGCCGTCGCGTCATCGTCGTCCGTGCCGACGACGGCGATCTCAGTCCAGCCGAGCTCACGTGCGGCCAGGAGGGTGTGGTTCCCGGCCGTGACAGTGCCGTCCTCGCGCGCCACGATCGGCTTACGCTGGCCAAACCGCTGCAAACTGCGCTTCACTGCTTGAACGTCGCCGCGGCGAGGGTTACCCTCCAAGACACGCAGGCCCTCCACCGGCCGCGCAAGCCCACGCAACGGCTCAGCGATCACAGGCAGCGACCTTCCCTGAAAAACCGGCTGGCGAAATTTTGGGGAGAGAAAAGTTTCAT